AACCATTACACGCATTAGCGTTTCTACCTATGCCACAATCCCAAACAAGCTACAACAGGCAAGACCGATTCAGGTATGGATTCAGCGGTTATCTGGCGAGGTCAATCCTACAAGCTCTACGCTGTCCTCTACCATCACCGCCACAGACACCACGATCACGCTTGACACGGTGGTTGGGTTAGCAGGGTCAGGTTTTATCCGGCTGGATACAGAAGATATTTACTACACGTATATATCAGGGAATACCCTGAGTGGTGTATTCCGTGGGCAGAACAACACAACTGCCGCATCGCATACTGCATCTACAGCCGTTTATGTTCCCCAGCTTCCCGCTGTGACGGTATGGCCTACCCCAGATAACAGCACCACATACCAGTTCGTGTACTGGAGACTTCGCCGAGCGCAAGATGCAGGTAACGGCGTTAACGTGATGGACATTCCTTTCCGGTTTTTGAACGCTATGGTGGCGGGGTTAGCATACTATTTGGCTCTTAAAGTCCCTAATGCGACACAACGGCTGGACACACTGAAGGCGCAATACGATGAAGCTTGGGATTTGGCAAGCTCCGAAGATCGTGAAAAAGCTGCTGTACGTTTCGTCCCTCGCCAGCAATTTATTGGTGGAGGCTACTGATGGGTAACCGTTTTGCTTCCGGCAAGATAGCGATTGCGGAATGCGACCGTTGTGGGCAGCAATTTAAATTAAAAAAACTTAAAACAGAAATCATCAAGCAGCGCAAGTACGAGCTGCTGGTGTGCCCGGAGTGCTGGGACCCGGATCAGCCACAGTTGATGCTTGGCACGTTTCCTGTAGATGACCCACAGGCACTGCGTAACCCTCGCCGGGATACAACGTATGTTACCTCTGGCAATAACGCCGCAGGAAACCTATCTGGGGGTTCTAGGGACATTCAGTGGGGCTGGGCACCGGTAGGCGGGGCCAGTAGTTTTGATGCGTTGTTGACTCCAAATTACTTGGTGGCAACGACATTTGTTGGTACAGTAACGGTATCCGTTTCATAGGAGTAAATCATGGCATATAAAAAAGCAGCCGACGGCATGGTAAGTCGTGGCAAAACCTCAGTACAAGTTATGGCTAATGATGGCCCTAAAGTGTCACCCAAGACCGTCAAAGGTGGCAAGGGCGGTCCAACAGGCGAACAAATGCGCAAAGTAGGCCGTAACATGGCCCGCGCCAACAACCAAAAGTGAGGTCAGTCATGGCTACATTTAGCAAAAAAATGGGTGGTAAGGAAGTTGGCGATGCCAAAGTCTACGCCAAGCCGCACACTATGGACGGCAAAACAATGACCAAAGCCCCCCAAGAGTTTGGCACCAATCCGGGCTTTCCCCCAAACAAAAGCAAAGTTGAAACTTACGACATGAGTGTCGGTAATATCAGCAAGTCCGCTGGCGGTGAGAAGATTAAAACTGACGGTATTAAGATTCGCGGCACAGGTGCAGCTATTAAAGGGCTGTACGCTCGAGGCCCCTTAGCTTAAATATGACAACGCCTGTTGCTATCTACAAAATTGTTAATGCTTTAGATGGCAGGATGTACATTGGCCAATCGGTTAATCCAACGTATCGGGCCAAGCGACATTTTTGGAAAAACAACGGTTGCGTAAAACTCGGTCGCGCTATTGAAAAATATGGGCGTGACAATTTTATTTTTTCCGTTTTGTGTTGGTGCTCTGACAAAGCGGATGCTAATGAAGTGGAAGAGCTGCTGATTGCGCTAGGCGACACGCGGACCAACGGGTACAATATTACACCCGGAGGGTTCGGGACTGGTGCAGGGAAAGACAATCCCTTTTTTGGGAAAACGCATAGCGCGGAAATAAAACTTAAACTAACAGCCAGCAAGCTTGGCAAACCGATGGCGGCGCTGACCCGGGAAAAGATTGCAAATGCAAATCGTAACCGTACTATGTCGGAAGCCACCAAAGAAAAATTGCGGGCGCGGCCAAAGTCTGACTTGTGTAGCGAACGCACAGCGGCTGCGAATAAGTATCGCGTGTGGAGTCCAGAATCAAAAGCAAAATTAGCTACATACAACACAGGGCGCAAAATGTCTGAAGAAACAAAAGCAAAAATCGCCGCTGCAAATAAACGCAGGGTTTGGACTGACGAATCCAAAGCCAAATTGTCCGCGTCCAAAACAAAGGCAATGGCATGACATACACCGAACTTGTCACGTTCGTATCCAACTACTGTGAGAACACGTTTTCCACAGTAGACATGGACACGTTTATCCGGCAAGCAGAACAACGTATATACAACACGGTTCAGATTGCTAATTTACGCAAAAACGTAACGGGTTCATTAACGGCAAGTAACAAATATTTGGCTTGCCCTGACGATTTTTTGTCGGCGTATTCATTGGCTATCTATCCCGCTGCGGGCGGTGAGTACCTGTATTTGTTAAACAAGGATGTAAACTTCATGCGTGAAGCATATCCAAACCCATCAACTACAGGCAAGCCTAAACACTATGCCATTTTTGGCCCTCAAAGCTCGACCCCGAACTCGTTGACTTTTATTGTTGGCCCAACGCCTGATGCAGCATACAGCTCTGAGTTGCATTATTACTACTATCCTGAATCTATTGTTACGGCATCAAGCACTTGGCTTGGCAGCAATTTTGATTCCGCGTTGTTGTACGGCACCATGTGCGAAGCTATTACCTACATGAAAGGTGAGGCTGATATGGTTAAGCTGTACCAAGATCGTTATGTACAAGCTATTGCTCTTCTTAAGAACCTTGGTGATGGCAAACAACGAATGGACGCATACCGCGACGGACAAGTTAGGGTACAAGTCTCATGAGTATTGTCCAAACCCAAACCACGAGCTTCAAAAAAGAGCTGTATCAGGGCATTCACGACTTGTCTACCGACACGATCAAGATTGCCCTGTATACCGCTTCTACAGACTTAAACTCAACCACCACCGCTTATTCCAGCACCAATGAAGTTGTAGCGTCCGGTTACACGGCTGGCGGCCAAACAATGACTGGTGTGGCAATTAATTCGGATGGGTATGTGGCTTATGCCAACTGGGCAAATGTAAGCTGGACTACCGCTGTGACGGCCCGATGCGCATTAATTTACAATGCAAGCAAGGCAAATAGGTCTGTGGCTGTGCTGGACTTTGGCTCTGATAAAACATCGGGCACCACATTTCTCATTACCATGCCAGCCAATACGGCAACGTCTGCCCTAATTAGGAGTTCAAATTGACTATATGGACTACTATACCCACCACTCAAACCCCTGCATGGGGTGGCGTTAATACCTCACAAACACCGGGATGGACGCCCATTTCGACGTAAGGAAAATACATGTCAACATCATATACCTCTCTTTTAGGTTTGGCGTTACCGGTTACGGGCGAGCTTAGCGGCACGTGGGGTTCTATGGTGGACAACGCCATTACCTCACCACTTGACATTGCAGTCGCTGGTACGCAGTCAATTACGGGGGATTCCAATGTCACACTGTCGGTAACCAACGGTGATACCGTGGGGACAAACCTTGCTCAAGTTGGCTCGGGTTCAACTGGATCAGCCCAATATGCAATCATCCTGTGCTCTGGCGCACGCACAGCATTACGCACAATCACAGCCCCTGCTGCATCCAAGATTTACACAGTCATTAACTCTACTACTGGCGGCTTCTCTGTCAAAGTTGTTGGTGCTGGGCCGACTACGGGGGTGACAATTGTTGCGGGCGAATCGGCGCTGATTGCTTGGAACGGCTCTGATTTTATTAAGATCAGCAGCAACAGCGTGCTTGGCGGGTTGACGGTTACATCATTGACCGACTCTGGCTTGACATCAGGCCGAGTAACCTATGCGGGTACGGGCGGCTTGCTGCAAGATTCAGCCAACATGACTTTTAGCGGCACTGTGCTGACTTCCAGTTTTGCAGGCCCAGTAGCAGCTACAACATTAAGCGCATCCAGCACAGTATCAGGCACGGGTTTCTCTACATATCTTGCAAGCCCACCAGCCATCGGTGGTACAGCGGCAGCAGCGGGTTCGTTCACGACCTTGAGTGCGTCATCAACTGTTAGTGGTACAGGATTTTCCACCTACTTGGCAAGCCCACCAGCCATCGGCGGCACGGCTGCAGCGGCGGGTTCGTTTACCACAATGTCAGCATCATCAACTGTTAGTGGTACAGGCTTTTCCACGTACTTGGCAAGCCCTCCAGCGATCGGTGGTACAGCGGCAGCGGCTGGCGCGTTCACGACCTTGAGTGCGTCATCAACTGTTAGTGGTACAGGCTTTTCCACGTACTTGGCAAGCCCTCCAG